TATTAATAAATGGAACGAAGCTTTGGCAGTAAAGAAACAGTTACTGAAGGATGTAAAAGCAGTAGAGGACGGAGAAAAGAAAGAAACATCATTTAAAACAATTATAGTTGATACTGCTGATCTTGCCTATGATATGTGTGAAAATCATATTTTAACAAAAGAAGGTGTTGAATACCTTGACGAAACAGAGTCAAAGCGTGGTTACAAAGCCGTTGAAAAAGAGTTTGATTCATTTTTCCAAGATATTGTAAAGGCTGGTTACACACTCGTAGTAATTTCCCATAGTGATACGGTACAAATGAAAGAAAATGGTGAAAAGTACGATAGAACGCAACCTACAGTCGCTAAGAGAGGATTGAAGGTAATTGCACGGTTAGTTGATGTTATCGGTTATTCTACTTGTGAGGAAACTGACAATGGTACGGAAATGGTATTGTTTTTAAGAGGAAATAAAAATCTCGAAGCTGGCTCAAGAAACAAATATATGTCAGCTAAAATTCCATTTACATATAATGCTTTACTAACCGATATGCAACAAGCTATTGATAGGTTGGTAAAAGAGGACGGTGCTACAGTATCGGATAAACCAATTGAAGTTTATAAGGATCAAACAGAGATTGCAAATTTTATTGAAACAGTTGCATCAATTAAAAAAATCGCAACAGCATTCCATAATCAAGAAATCATGGATAAATATACGGCAGTCACAAATAATCACTTAGGCAAAGGTAAAATTGTAAGAGATTGTGATGAAACACAAGTCGATTTACTCACATTAATCCTTGATGATTTGAACGATATTATATTAAAAGATGGAATCTTAATAGATTAATCATCACTAAATATGCTAGGGGAGAAATCCCCTAGTTATAAACAGAAAGGCAGTGATTAAAACGGCTAAAAAACTGAAATGTCCCGAATGTGGAACATTTAATGATAAAGAAAATGCTGTCTATCACAATGCTAGATACTATTGCAAAATTTGTTATGATAATCAGCAAAAAGAAGCAAATGATTATAAAGAGTTAATTACTTACATTTGTAAACTTTATAATTTAGAGGCTCCGAGTGGATGGATAATGAAACAAATTAAAGATTATAAAACTCAATTTAACTATTCATATCGTGGTATTAAAACTACATTGCATTATTTCTTTGAAATACAAGCAAACAATGATGTTGAAGATTGTTTAGGAATAGGAATTGTCCCTTTCGTTTATGATGAAGCTAAGAAGTTCTATATAGATAAGAAGATAGTCAAAGACAGTATTACAGATGTTGATGTAAATATGATACAGAATAAAAAACGTACAATAAATATAAAACGTGATATAGAAGAAAAAAACCAATATAAAGACATTGCATTTATTGACATAGAAAAATTATGAAAGGAATAATGAACAGTTTATGAAAAAAAGTAAATTAACTAGTTACGTAAATAAACAGGCAATAAGAGAAATGTTGGGATGTTTATTACAAGAACCTTCTTTACTTAGAGAATATAAGATAGTACAGAATGATTTTCCTGAAACCTTTCATAAATTAATATTTGCTGCGATTAACAATCTGTTTAAGAATGGCGCAGAAACAATAGATTCTGTAGCAATTGATGAGTATTTATCACATTACGAAACACAATATCAAATATTCTTAAATAATCAAGGCATAGATTTTTTAGAAAAAGTGGAAGATATGGCGATTCAAACAAACGCTAAATATTATTTTGAACAACTCAAAAAGTTTTCCTTGCTTAGAAGCTATGAAGAAAGTGGAATAGACGTATCAGAATTTTTTGATCCTAGTGAAATTGAGCCAATTACAATAGAACGACAAAGAACATTTTTAGATGAGTGTTCCATTCAGGATATTATAAACCATTTTAAGAAGAAACAGTTAAAGATATCTGCTCCATTTATTATGAATGAGGGAAGAGATTCTAAAAAAGCTGGTGTTAACGGACATGAACAAAAAGAAAAATGGAAGAATGATACGGCTTGGGGAATTGGTTATTCGAGTGCTTATCTTACAACTGCGCTTCATGGTTTGAGGAGAAGAAAATTTAGTGTGAAATCAGCAGGAAGCGGTGTTGGTAAAACTAGAACTGCGATAGCTGATATTGGTTATTCATGTTCTCCCTATTTATATGACAGTGAAATAAAAAAATGGTGTAAAAATTCTAACGGTATGAACAATGGCGGTCTATATATCGGAACAGAAATGGAGTTGCTAGAAGAAATAGATCCTATTTTATGGGCATATATCGCAGATGTTCCTCAAGAACATATTGAGTTTAATATGTACGAAGATGATGAAGAAGAACGTGTTGATGAAGCTATACGAATATTAGAACATGAAGCAAATATATGGTTTGAGTACATACCTCAATATGATTCAAACATGCTTGAAGAAGTTATTGAGGAACACAAAATAAAACATAATATAGGGCATGTCTGGTTTGATTATATACATAGTACAGTAGAGTTAAATAGTGAATATTCAACAGAATCAAAAACTAGAATGACTGTAAGAGAGGATCAGGTTTTAGCTGCGTTATCAACTAAATTAAAAGCTTTAACTAGACGTTACGATGTTTCACTTGATTCATCTACACAGATTAGTGGCGATTACAAAAATGATGCTAACAGAGATGAAACAATAGTAAGAGGCGCAAAATCAATTATAGATAAAGCAGATTCTGCAATGATAGCTATGCCACCTTCAGAAAAAGAACTTAAAAAAATTGAATCTTTGCTTCGGGAAATGTTGAGTAGACCTACTCCAAATCTAGTATATTCCCTATATAAAAACAGAGGCGGTAAATGGAACAAAATTAAGATATGGCTTCATGTCGATTATGACACTATGCGAACGTATGATTTGTTTGTAACGGATAATGAATATCGACTCATCAAAGATATAGAAAAAACTTATATTAACATTGAAGATGAAAAGCACATAAGCAATATTCCAGTTATATCACCAGTAGAAGAATTAATAATAAAAGAAACAACAATAGAAGAAATAGAATTTTAAGAGGTGGTATTTTGATAGATAAAGATTATCTAATAGAACATATCACAGAGGAACAAATATTAAATATTCTTGAAAGGTTTGGTGCAGTTCCTTTTGGGGCTATTAAAGAAAAAGAGATATGGTTTAAAACAATTTGCCACGGTGGAAACAGTCATAAATTATGCTATTTTAGAAATTCAAAATCCTTTTACTGCTACACTAATTGTGGTCAAATGAGCCTATTTAATTTAATAATGAAGATTAAAAACTGCACATTTTCTGATTCAATAAAGTTTATTGCTAACGAATTAGGAATAAGTAATAGATTTGGTTTTAATAAAAACTATGAATCACAAAACCAAGAAATGACTAATATAGATAGATACATAAAGATAAGAAAAAATAAAGTAAAAAAACTTGAATTGCTCCCTGTAATAACTACTAACATTTTATCCTATTTTGAAAATGATGTATTTTATTCAGGATGGATAGAAGAGGGCATCAGCATACAGACGATGGAATTTTTTAATATTAGATGGTATGAATTAGAAAAACACATTATTATACCACATTATAATTTAAACGGGGAATTGATCGGAATTAGACGTAGAAGTTTACAAGAAAAAGATATAAAAAATAAATATATGCCAGAGTTTATTCAAGGAACAATGTATGGACACTCATTAAATCTAAACTTGTACGGATTGGATAAACATCTCAATGGAATAAAGAGGACTAAAAAAGTAGTAATTGTTGAGTCGGAAAAAAGTGTGTTATTAGCACATGAGTATTATGGTAAAAATGCATTTGTAATTGCAACATGTGGATTTAATATTTCGAATTGGCACAGAGACATGTTGTTAAATTTAGGAGTCGAAGAAGTCATGCTAGGTTTTGATAAGGATTTTGAAATATTAGAATATGATCAACTCGAAGAGGATTCAGAAGAGTATAAAAAGTATCAAAGATTTATTAATCGTATTTATTCGTTAGCACATAAATTTACTGCTTTCTGTAGGACTTATGTATTATGGGACAATATGAACTTATTGGATAAAAAAGATTCACCGTTTGATAAAGGAAAAGATATTCTTGAATTAATTATGAAAAACAAGATTGAAATTACTACCAACAGGGAAGAAGAGGGCTAATATATTGGAGAAATTACTATGGAAGACGGTACATAAGTGTGAATTTAATAAAGAAGATGACTTTTTAGAACGCATATTAACTCAGGCTGGCGTTTCTGATATAAATGAATTTCTAAATGTAAAGAAGAAACATACACATGATCCTTTTTTATTTAGAAACATGTTATCAGGCATTGAGTTATTAAATCAAAGCTTAGGTAAAAAAATATTTATTAAGCCAGACGTTGATGTGGACGGAATTACTTCAGCAGCATATATAAGAGGATTTATTAATAAATTAAATCCTGAAACCGAGATAGTTTATAAAATGAATTACAATAAACAACATGGTATATTTGAAGATGATATTATAGATATAGAGGGGTTGTCGTTAATTATAGTACCTGATGCTGGTTCCACTTCAGTAGAAGAATGTAAAACCATAAAAGAAAAATATAACATTCCTATTTTAATTCTTGATCATCATGAAATTGATGAAGAGGTAATGAAATATGCAACGTTAATAAATTGCACTGATGGTTACTATCCAAACGCTACTTTGTCTGGTGTCGGAGTTGTACATAAGTTTTGTTTAGCTTATTCAAAACAATATGGTGTTATTGAAGATATTTGTAACTATTACTTAGATTTGGTTGCACTAGGAATGATAGCTGACTCTATGGATATGCGTAATTTAGAAACAAGATACTATACTTTAGAAGGATTAAAAGATGAAAATAGAAAGAATTCTTTTATAGAGGCTATTGCAGACTATTATGCAGATGATATGAAGCTAGGGCATACAATGACTTCATACGGTTGGGTTATAGCCCCTAAAATGAATGCAGTAATAAGATATGGTAAACCAGAAGAACATATTGATTTATTTAGAGCAATCTGTGAAGAAAAAGAAGATATAACATATCAACCTAGACGTAAATGCAAAACCGATCCAAAACCTGATACGGAAATACATTCACTTCAAAAGACTATGGCAAGAATATGTAACAATGTAAAACAGCGACAAGATAACGAAGTAAAGAAGTTTATGGAAGAAATAGATAAGGAAATACAGAAAACTCATTTAGATTTAAACAGCGTAATTGTTGTAGATGGTACAGATATTCTAACTAAAAATACGGTTACTGGATTAGTAGCAAATAAATTAACTGATAAATATCACAGACCGATTATTATTTTAAAAAGCTATGATGAAAATACGTTTGGTGGCTCAGGTAGAGGCTATGATAAAGGAAAGATAGATGATTTTAGATCTTTTCTATTAGAATTAAATTCATTTGAAAAGTGCGCTGGTCATCCTAATGCTTTCGGTATCTCGTTAGCTAAAGATAAAGTTAATGAAGTAATAGAAAAATGTAATAATAAAATAAAACAAGAAGATTTAGTGACTATTCATCAAGTAGATTACGAAATAAAAGCTAGAAATCTTACAAACAAAGCTGTTATGGAAGTAGCTGAATCTTATCGGATTTGGGGTAAGGGTGTAGAGGAGCCAGTATTTGTAATTACAGATATAGAAATACCAGCAAAAGATATCAAGGTATTTGGGGATAATAATGGTTTTATGAAATTTACATATAATAAAGTGGACTTTATTAAAAAATATTGCCCAAAAGGTGATTTTGAATCAATATCTTTACGAGATAGAAATACGTTAGGAAATAACAATAAAACATTACACATTACAGTAATTGCAAATTTTACAATTAATGAGTACGAAGGTAATCGATATCCACAAGTTAAAATCAAACATTACTACAGTGAAGAATATAAAACAACTAGTAAAAACCAGATAAGTATAGATGACGATTTTCTATTTTAAAGAAAGAGAGGAAACATGAAAAATAATTATGAATTTATGTCTAACCATAATCATTCAGAAGACAGTAATTTTAGACTAAAAGATTGTATCATTAGGGCAGAAGATATAATAAATAGAGCAGTTGAATTAAGATATAAAGGTGTAAGTATTACAGATCATGAAAGTGTTTCCTCTCATATCAGAATCATGCAAAGATTTCAGAAACTTAAAAAGCTGCAAACCAAGTACAAAGAATATAAAACAAATAATGATAATGATGGATTAAAAGCAGATAATGATGTACAGAAAGAAATTAAATTACTAGAATTAATGGATGAAAATTTCAAGTTGGGATTAGGAAATGAGATTTATTTAATTAATCAATTGTCAGATGTAAAAGAAAACTATGAATCAGGCGTCACAAAATTTTGGCATTTTATACTCATAGCAAAAAATCCAAAAGGGTATGAACAAATTAAAAGGATATCCTCTGAAAGTGCGTGGAAAAATTGGTTCAGACAAGGAAAAATGGAACGTGTTCCTACTATAAAAAATGAACTTGAAGAGATTATAGGAAATGAAAAAGGTAATCTTATAGCAACTACTGCCTGTTTAGGTTCAGAATTTGATAATTATGTAGTATCATATTTTAGAGATGGAAATACGGAAGCTAAAAGAAAGATACACGAATTTATTCAATGGGCAGTGAATGTATTTGGAAAAGAAAACTTTTTCATTGAGTTGCAGCCAACTCTTGAACAACCTAAAAACACTATTGAAGAAACCCATCCGCAAATAACATTTAATAAAAATGCGATAACGATTGCTAAAGCTTATGGCTTGGGTTATGTATTTGCAACAGACAGTCATTATTTGAAAAAAGAGCACAGAATGGTTCACGAATCTTATTTAAAAGCAGACGAAGATAATTCGAGTAACAGAGAATTAGGTGACTTCTATGCTACTACATATATGATGGACATTCAAGAATTACATGACCTATTAGGTTCACATCTTACCGAAGAAGATATTATTGCAGGATTTAATAATACAATCAAAATACACAATATGATTGATACTTATGATTTAAATCAATCGGTTATAGTACCTAAAGATAAGAAAATACCAGAGTTTAAATTAAGAAATACGTTTAAAGAATACTATGATACTTGTGATTATATTAAAAAGTTTGCAGAATCTGAAGATAAACAAGAGCAATATCTTTTGTATATGATAGAAGATGCAATCATAACTAGAAAATTAAAATACAAGCAATCAGTAATTGAAAGACTAGATTTAGAACTAGGTGAGATATGGGAAATTTCAGAAAAAATAGGAATGAAACTTGCTAATTATTATGTATTAGTGCAAGGATTGATAAATAAGATTATGTGGTCAGTATCATATGTTGGTATAGCAAGAGGTTCAGTTACTGGATTTTTATTAGCATACGCTATTGGCATAACCCAAATGAACCCTATGAAATATGGATTACCACACTGGAGGCATTTGCATCGTGATCGTCCCGAATTACCTGATATAGATACGGATACAGAAGCATCAAAAAGACCACTTATCTTCACTTTAATGAAAGAGTACTATGGAGAAGATAATGTTTTGAACACCTTGACTCTTAAAACAGAAGGAAGTAAAAGTTGTACATTGACTGCTTGTAAGGGATGGGGCTTAGACAACGATACAGCACAAGCCATATCAGATATTATTCCTTTTGAAAGAGGAGCTAATTGGTCACTTACAGATTGTTTTGAGGGTAATATAGAAAAAGGAAGAAGTCCTGTTACTGAGTTCAAGAACGAAGTTGCCAAGTATGAAGGATTAAAAGAAATTATGTTACTTATAGAAGGATTAGTGTGCGGTAGATCAATTCATGCGTCGTCTGTTTATGTATATGAGAACGGATACCTACTACAGAACAGTCGTATGAGAGCACCTAATGGAACTTATATTACTTCATATAATATGCATGATAGTGACTGGTGTGGTGGTTTAAAGATAGATGTACTTACAATTCAAGCATTAGATAAAATACACACAACTGTTGATTTACTTGTTAAATATAAATTAATAGAAGATCAAGGTTCTATTAAAGCAACATACGATAAATATATTCATCCAGACGTTTTAGAATACGAAGATGCTAAGATGTGGAAAATGATTGCAGACAACGACTTAATAGATGCATTTCAATTTGACACAGAAGTTGGAGCTTCTGCTGCTAGAAAAGTTAAGCCCACTTCATTAACAGAATTAGCTGTAGCCAATTCATTAATGAGATTAATGGCAGAACAGGGTTCAGAACAGCCTATTGACACATATATAAAACATAAGAACAATATAAAACTTTGGTACAAAGAGATGCAACAATGGGGATTAAGCGATAAAGAAATTAAAATACTAGAGCCTCATTTATTACCAGTATTAGGAGTAGCAGATACACAAGAAGTAGTTATGAACTTAACAATGGATAAAAATATCAGTAATTTTACAGTCCCTGAAGCTAACCAAATGAGAAAAGCTATAGCAAAAAAATCAGAAAAGGATTTAGAAAAAGTTAAAAACTTGTTTTATAAAAAAGCATTAGAGAACGGTACAAGTGAGAAATTAGTTATGTATGTTTGGATGGTGCAAATTAAAAGGCAGCTAGGTTATTCTTTTTCCACTAATCATACTCATCCTTATTCAGGAATTTGTGTTCAAGAAATGAATTTAGCATCTAGATATAATAAAATATTCTGGAACACAGCTTGTTTAACTGTAAATGGTGGAGCAGATGAAAACAATGATAATAATAAAACTACCAACTATGGGAAGATTGCAAAAGCAATTAGCGAAATTCAGAACAAAGGTCAAAAAGTTGAATTACCTAACATTAATAAAGCTAAATTTGGTTTTGAGCCTGATATGGAAACAGAGGAAATAATATTTGGATTAAAAGGTATTTGTGGGATTGGTGATGAAATTGCTACCGCTATAATACAAAATCAGCCTTACATAGATTTTGATGATTTCTTAAATAAAATGGAAATATATAAAAATGCAGAAACAGAAAATAAGTTTGGTGATAGTGCTGTTATAACATTAATTAAGGCAGGATGTTTTGATAAATTACTAGGAAAGGACAGAATAGAAATAATGAAAAGCTTTATTGTAAAAATGTCAAATCCTCTTTCTAGTTTAGGTTTGGACAGTATTCAAACACTACATGAATTAAGTCTATTGACAAAAGAGCAAGAAGAGTTTGAGTACAGACTTTATAAATTTAGAAAATATATATTTAGTAAACAGTTTTTTGTTAAACAAACAGGAAAGTCAGCCAATACGTCGTTTTACAGATTGGAAACAAATCATTCTGAGCCATTCTTTTTTAACCATTTTGAAACAAATATGATTGAAGATAAAGATTATGAATATGGTGAAAGTGGTCATATTTTAGTTAAAAGAGGAAGCGTAGATAGAGAATATCAAAAGCTGATGAAGAATTTTAAAGAAAAAATTATTGACACTAATATGTTTTTAAATGAAATAAATCAAGACAGATTTAATAAAAAATGGGAAGAAAAAGTTGATGGGAATATTTCTAAGTGGGAAATGGATTCATTGAGTTTTTATTATCATGACCATGAATTAGCACACGTTAAAAAAGAAGATTATTCTATAATGGATTATGATCAATTACCTGAAATACCTTTAGTTACAGACTATTATGTTTTTAAAGGAAAATCAAAACCACGATTTAAATTAACAAGAATTTGTGGAACAGTTTTAGATAAAGATAAAAATAAACATCTTGTATCTTTATTAACTCCATCAGGAGTAGTTTCAATTAAATTCTACAAAGGTCAGTTTGGTTTCTACGACAAACAAATTTCAGAAGCATACGACGGAGGAGGAAAAACAGTTCTTGAAAAATCATGGTTTGGCAGAGGAAATAAATTGTTAGTAACTGGATATCGCAGAGGTGAACAGTTTATACCTAAAAAATATAATGACTCAGCTTACAGACATACATTGCAGCTTATACAAGAAATAGATACTGAGGGAAACTTAAAACTACAATCGGATCGAATAGGGGAAGAAGACAATGAACAATAATATTATAAAAATCGAAGGAAGATTAAGTAAAGTTTTGTTTCCGAAGTATCCAGAAATATTAGGAAAAGACAATACATATGGAATTGTTAGTTGGATACCAATGTTGGTTCTCGAAGGAGAGCCAACTACTGACAATTTCGGGACACTAGTTATAAAAGGTACGTATGAAGAAGAATTAAAACCAACAGTAAATTATACAATTGTTGCAAAGGAAGTATATGATGAAAAAAGGGGAAAGCAATATGAGTTAATGTTTATTGGAGAGCTAATTAACTTGTCTAATGTTCATAACCAAAAATCATTTTTAAAAACATTTTTAACTGATAACCAAATTTCAGAAATGTTTAAAGTATTAAAAAATCCTTTGATTTCTATAGAACAACACGATATAGAAAGCTTAAAAAAGGTTAATGGAGTTGGAGATTATATAGCTAATTGTATTATTGATAGGTTTGAAGACAATAAAGATAATTGCGAAGTTTATTTAGAACTAGACGGATATGGACTTACACCAAAATTCATACAAAAGTTAATCAAAAAATATAAAAATCCGCATGTTGTAATTGATATTATTAAGACAAATCCGTATAGGTTAAGTTTTGATATTGATGGAATAGGATTCAAAACGGCAGACACCATAGCATTAAAAAGCGGAATTAGTGAAACTTCCCCTGATCGCTTAAAAGGATACATTAATTATTTATTACACGACCTAGCACAAAAGGGTAATTCATTTATTACTTCAGGAGAATTAACAAGTTTTATATTTGAGGAATTTGGTGGAAAAGAAAATATCTTAGATGTCTATTTAGATGAAGATGGGAATGTTGTAGGCAATAATATTAGCGAAGCAATAAATGGATTACAAGATAAGAATATTATTGTAGTTGAAGATACGGAAAATAAATCAGCCAGAAGAGTTTATTTAAGAAAATATTATCAGCTTGAAAAAGACATTAGTTATCATTTAAAGAGAATAGGAAACTCTAAAAATAAATTTGAATATTCTGATTGGGAAGAAATTGTAATAGCCCAAGAAAATAAACAAGGATGGAAATTTACAGATGAGCAAAAGCAAGGTATAAAATTAGGATTAGATAATCAAGTTTGTTTTATTACTGGAGGAGCAGGTACAGGAAAATCATCGTTAGTATCTGGAATATTAGAATCTTTAAAAGAATATTCTTTTGCGCAAACAGCTTTAGCAGGAAAAGCTAGTGCTAGATTACAAGAGGTTACAGGTCAAGAAGGGTTCACAATACATAGGCTTTTAGGATTTAAACCACCAAATGATTTTATTTTCAATGAGGATAATCAATTAGGTTATGACATTATTATTTTAGATGAAATTTCATTAGTGGGTGGTGAAATATTTTTATCTTTGATTAAAGCAATTAGAAGTGGAACTAAACTAATAATTCTTGGAGACATGGGACAGTTAGAATCAATCGGTTGTATGAATTTAGCTCACGATATATATTATAGTAAGTTCATTACTACAGTAGAATTAACTAAGATACACAGGCAAGCACAAAAGTCTGGAATTATTTTAGCATCAAAATCAATAAATGAACAAACTCCCATATTTGATAAGAATTTTATTGGTTTCGAAACAATGGGCGAATTACAAGATATGCATTTTGATATCGTAGACACATCTAAGGAAACCAGAAATAAAGTATTACAATATTTTAAACAGTATTATGAGAGTGGTAAAATTAATTCAGTAATGGATATTCAAATTCTTGCACCTGTTAAAGAACGAGGAGACGCTTGTGTGTTTAATTTAAATCAAGATATCCAAGATTATTTAAATCCTGCTCAATCATTTAAACAAGAGATTGAAGTTTCATTAGGAAAAGATAAAAGCTTTGTATTGAGAGAAGGAGACAAAGTAATGTGTATAA